GTCACCAGCGCCACGTCCGACCTGGAGATGTTCTGGCAGAACGTCACGACCGAGACCCGCACCATCTTCGAGCGGACGTTCGTGGCCATCCGGCTGCGCCCGTTCCTGCGCCCGCAACACATGGTGCGGCAGGCGTTCGGCACGCCGGTGCCGCGACCTGGCCCCTACGTGTTCCGCGCCGCGCCGGTGCCACCGACGCCGCCGCCGGTCACGATGCCGGGCTTCATGGTGAACATGGGCATCGAGCGGTTCCCACGGACGCGCCAGCAAGGCTGGTCAGCCCGCGCGCCCGCCAACGGAGTGTTCAGCCTGACACCGCTGCCGGGCGTGGCCACGGGATTCGTGGGCACGAAGTTCTTACGATGATTCGGAGGAGATAACCATGCCGACTGCACCCCCAGGAGGTGGCCGAGGCGTCGGCGCCCGGACAGCTGGCGCGAGCTCGAAGCAGTTCACGTTCCGGGACATCCCGAAGATCCGCCCCGAGGCCACAGAGCCCGACCCCCAGGACGGCTCGCGGCTGGAGTGGGTGTCGTTCCTGTGGGATAGCCAGGATGAGCTCGTGCGCCTCCGCGATCGCATGATCGAGGAGAACCTGCGGATGCTCGCCGGCCAGCAATGGACGGTGTTCAACCCGCGCCTCGGGCGCTTCGTGGACGTGACGCGATGGATGACCGACGAGGAAAAACGCTGGCGCTCGCGGCCCGTCTTCAACCGCTTGCTCCTGTGGTTCATGCTCACGCACGCGCGGATGACCGAGAACCCGCCCATCATCACGTTCGCTCCGGGGCCGGACCGTATCGACTCTGAGCTCGCCGCCACGATGGACATCATCTTCAAGACGAAGTGGCGCGAGATCGACATGAATGAGATCTGGGATCGCGCTGCGTCCTGGCTCATCCCCTCGGGCACCGTGTACCTGCGCAGCCGGCTGGACACCGAGAAGGGGGCCCTGCAGCCGCGCATCGCGCGCGCGCCGCTGCCCATGGTCGGGCCCGACGGCGAGCCACGCCTCGACGAGGCCGGAGCGCCGATGGAGACCGAGGAAGAGTTCGACGATGTCCCGCTCGGGGAGGACTTCGAGCCCCTGAAGCAGATGACGCCCGACGGGCCGATGCAGACCGGCGAGGCGTTCGCCGAGAAGAAGGGGGACCTCAACGTCGACGTGTTCAACGCCCTGCAGGTCCGGGGTGAGTGGTCTCCCCGCCCGTGGCACGAGAAGCGGTGGCACATGATCCGCACGTTCCTGACCCCCCTGGAGATCTTCGAGCGGTGGGGTGTGGACACGGTGGGCGAGGCGGAGACCACGCCGGACGGGACGGGGGCGCTGGAGCGCATCCTCTTCGGGAAGGGATTCTTTGGCGCGGCCGAGGCCTTCTTCGGCTCCGACTTCGCGAGCGCGGGGATGCCCGAGCAGCTGGTCGAGGTGTTCGAGCTCTGGCACCGCCCGGTGAAGAACCCCAACGAGCCCCGGATGGCGGAGACCGAGGAGTCACCTGGCGGCCGGCTGCTGATCTGCACGCGGAAGAAGGTGCTGTCCGACGACGTGCGGCCCGTGCGCTTCAAGTTCACGAGCTCGCTGCGGCGGATCGAGTTCGTCCGCCTACCGGGCCGGATGTCCGGGGGCACGACCCCGCAGGAGGCGATGAACGGCGCCCAGCGCAGCTACAACCGCGGCTGGTCCCAGATCATCGAGCACCGCAACCTGGTCACCAACCCCAAGGGCATCATCGACGCGATGAGCGGGCTGGAGGAGACCGAGATCGACAACGAGCCGGGCACGTTCCACGTCGTGGCTCGCCGGCCAGGCGTGCCGGCGTTCGAGTGGGTGGTCCCGCCGCCGATCTCCGAGGACGTCTACCGCACGCAGGCGCTGCTGCTCAACGAGATCAACGACCTCGGGGCGCTGGCTGGCACCGAGGGCGACGCGCCGACGCAGGACGCCTCTGGCGAGCTCGTGAAGGAGCTCCGCTTCAACGCTGACCGGTTCGTCGGTCCCACCATGCGCCGGGCCGTGAACGAGATGGCGCGGATGGGTGACGACTGGCTCACGCTGATGCCGCTGATCTTCGACCGGGAGGAGCTGTTCTCCTACGCCGGCGAGGACAACGTGGCGCGCACCACGATCATCATCCCGCAGATGTTCGCCGAGGGGAAGGTCAACATCATCCCCGACGTCGAGTCGATGCTGCCCGAGGGGCGCGGAGAGCGCCAGGCTCGGATCACCTCGCTGTATGTGAACGGGCTGTTCGGCCCGCCGGGCACGCCGGAGTCGGTGCGCCGCTTCTTCGAGCTCTCGACGTTCCCCCACATCGACCGGGCCAAGAAGTTCGGCGGAGTGGACCGCATCACGGCTGAGCAGGAGAACGGCCAGCTCCTCCAGGGCATGGACCCGCGGCAGATCCCCGTGTTCGAGTGGTACGACCACTCGATCCATCTGCTGATCCATGAGGAGTTTATGAAGTCCCCGGAGTTCCTGAAGCAGCCCGAGCAGATCCGGGCGGCGTTCGAGGCGCACCGGCAGATGCACATCCTCATCATTCAGATCACGCTGATGGAAGCCGGATCGGTCGGCGGGCTGGCGCCGGGGGGAGGACCCCCCGCTCCGAGCGGTAACGGCAATGGCGCGCCGGGACCAAGTTCCCAGGACGTGGCCGGTGGCGGGACGATCGGTCGTGAACCAGAAGGAGTCACCGAGACGCCGACCGCCGCAGGCCAGGGTGTGCCGGCTGGGGGATAGGCGATGCCGCTCAGGAAGGGCACGAGCCAGCAGACCATAAGTGAGAATATCGCGCGGGAGATCGAGGGTGGTCGCGACCGGAAACAGGCTGCCGCCATCAGTTTCTCCACCGCGAGAAAAAGCGCACGCGCTCGAACTGGCCGCGTGCCCGAGCGGTTAAAACCACCTGGCGAGCGGCGCCGGCCACGTACCACGGTGAGCACCCGCCGCCGCCGGACATCCAAGCGACGGAAGCGTCGCCTATCGCGTGTGACCACAAGGAGATAACCGTGGCAGCTCCAGTAAAGCCCGACCCGTCTGCATCGACAGACGCCGAGGGCGGAGAGCAGGAAGGTGGACTGCGACTGAGTCCACTGGAAGCAGCGATCGCAGAAGCCAGGCGAGCATCGACCGAGGGCGAGCCACTCGTGCCGCCGGCAAAAGAAGAGGGGGAGGGCGACGAGAAGCCCGCCGGCGAGGCGGAAGCCGAGGGTGCCGAAGCAAGCGAGGCCGAGGGAGGTGAGCCGGATGCCACCGAAGAAGACGAAGAAGGAGCTGCTGACGCCGACGCAGGCGCGGAGGAAACGGAGGCCGGCGAGGAAGGCGGCGAGCCGCCCGAAACGGAAGGCGCTGCCGAAGCCGATGCGCAAGCCGAGGACGATGTAGACCCCGAGCTCGTGGTGGGATTGCCGCCACGGCGCGAGGGCGACGAGGAAGTCGAGATCGTCGCGGAGAACCAGGAGGTGGCCGAACGACTCCGCCAGCTGAAGAACCAAGCCGTCGCAGGCGCCCAGCTGCAGGAGCGGGAGGCGAAGGTCGAGACCGACTTCGCACAGATCGAGGAGATGGAGCTGCAGATCGGGACCGACCCGGTCGGCTTCATCCTCAAGAACGTGCCCGAGCAGACGATCGGTCTGCTCACGTTGGCGCTCGTGACGGACGACGCCGTGCTGGCGTCGATCAAGGATCAGCTGTTCCCGGCGCTCCAAGATGAGAAGGAGCTCCGCACCCTACGTGCTGAGCTCAAGGGCGCACGGGCCGAAGCGAAGAACAGCCTCCGCGACGCCGTCGAGGCGAAGCGGTACGGCAAAGAGCAGGCAAAGATCATCCGGGGCGCGATCGCCCACATGGTGCCGGTCACCGACGGGATCTCGGAGAGCCGGCGCACGGCGATCATTCAGGACTTGGAGCTCGCAGCCGCCACGGAGGTGCGCACGAAGCAGCTGCAGAAGGTGGAACCGGGCGACCTGCCCGTGCTGCTGAGCGCGAAGTTGCGGGCCCATGGCATTGATCCTCTCGCAGCATCGAAGGCGATAACAGACGGCGCCAATTCGGAGGCCGGCTCCACGAGCTCCCCGAAGAAGAAGGCGAAGCGTCCCACGACCAAGGAGCTGAAGACGGCGAGTGCCAGGCGGAAGAAAGCAGCCGCAGTCACGCCCCCCGGCGGATCTGCCCCTGCGTCTCGGCCGAAGCTGCCGGAAGGCCAGAAGCTGAGCGATCGGTTCAAGTTGGCGCGCGAGAAGGGTCTCGGCGCGCTGCTCTCGAACCGGTGAACTGACCTTTCACCGAGGAGCTGTGACAATGGAGTACAACCGACTCACGGTCGGCTTCAGTCGCTTCCTGGTGGGCTGTGGTTTCTTGGCGCTGTATCTCCTGACGGGACCGGTTGCCCTTGCGGCGCCGGTGTTCGGCATGGCCGGAGACACCACGCTCACGTCGGACATCGACGAAGCCCTCAAGATCATCTTCTCGGACCCACTCATCAACAACATCGTCGAAGACACGGAGCTGATGGACATCTTCAAGGTGGATATGAACGTCCAAGCGGACGATACCACCGGCGGGAGATTCATCGAGATGGCTCACTACTTCACGCTGCCGGCTGGCGTTGGCGCGCGTGCAGAGAACGAGTACATCCCCGAGCCCGACGATCCTCGCTTCGAGAACTCGCGCCTCTTCCTGCGGAAGCTGCAGGGTGTGGTCGAGATGACGGGCGATGTGATGCGCAAAGTGCGGTCCGACGAAGGGGCGTTCCTGAACTACATGGAGCGCGCACTCCCCGATCTCGTCACCCGGCTGGTGAACGAGATCGACCGGATGTACATCTCTGATGGATCGGGCATCAAGGCCCGAATCGAGAGCGTCACCTCGGCCGTGGGCACGACGCTCGTGGCTGTGGTCAATCGCACCTACGGCATCGACGGACTCACCGGCTCGATCTTCCAGTTCATGGAGGGCGAGCGGAACGTGTTCGACCCGGCGGCTGACGGTCAGTCGTTGCGGGCCGGCGGTGGCGATCAGTCGTTGCAACTCACCGACATCGACGAAGACACCAACACGCTTACGTGGACCGGGCTTGCTGCGCTCGTGAGCATCGTGGTGGCTGACGATTACATCTTCTCCGGCGACGAAGCCGGGGCGTCGAGCAACACGGCCGCGGGCGAGGATCGCGAGATCGCCGGCCTGTTGGCTGCGGTGGACGATGGCGGGATCATCGCCACGTACAACAACATCGACCGCACGGCGTCGGGTAACCGGCTCTGGAAGTCGATCGTCATCGACGGGTCCGTGCCCCAGTGGGGCGGACAACTCACCGAGGAACTGCTGACGTTCGCGGACGATGAGGTCACGGTGAAGGGTGCCGGCCGCATTGATACGTGGGTCATGGCGCGGTCCGCTGCGCGTGGCTACTGGCAGAGCCTGAAGGGCGACCGGACCATGGTCGATCCTCGCTCCTTCACGGGCGGGAAGGCCGGACTCTCGGTCGTGCTGGGTGATCGGACCATCGACCTCAAGGTCGCGCGCAAGCTGCCGCCCGAGCTCACGTTCGGTCTGCAGTCGGACAGCTTCCGGCGCCTGACGTTGGGCCAGTGGGAGTGGGACGACAGAACCGGCTCCATCTGGAATCGGGTGACCGACTCGGTCGGTCGGAAGGATGCGTTCTTCGCCGTCGGCAACATGTACGAGCAGCTGTTCTGCATGGCGCCGCGCAAGAATGTACGGATCGAAGGCCTGACGGCCGTATTCTAAGCCGGCAGGTGCGATGCAGGTGGTGTTCCGGGGGCTCCGGCCCCCGGACCCACATCATTTCGCCTTCACGAGGAGGGACCGTTGTCTACTCAAGATCGCAATATCGACCGGAACGCCGAGGTGGCCCGGAAGTACATCGCCGCCATCGCCGCGGCGCCGACGGCCACCGACGTCGACCAGATCCGGTACTTGTATCAGATGCGCCACAATTTCCGGCTGACCGACCTGGAGGTGTACGCCCAGGATGTGGGTACGGCCGTGATTCGGGCGCGGGCCTGTATCGCCAAGGAGCTGAGCGCCGTGGGCGCCCCGCTGGCGACGCCGGCCGCGGCCGTCACGTTCGCCATCGAGGCCTTCACCCAGCTGGACGCCGGGATCTTCGTGGCCGTGGGCGCGACGGCGGCCCAGGCGTTCGGCAACACCGCGCAGGTCAGCGATACCTTCTGGGGCGCGTGGACCGTGCAGATCGACGGCGCGCAGGTGATAACCACGAAGCCCGCCGCAAGCGTCATGGCGTTCCTCAGCCAGGACGACGCTCTCAAGAACGCGCCGGCGCCGGATGCCCTCAACGGGCTGGTCGGTGTGCTGACGATCGAAGCCAATGGCGGCGACTTCATCGCGGGCACGACCCTCACCAACGCCGCTCTCGTCGACAGCTTCGACCTTGTCGATCGCGGCGGGATCTTCGTCGACGCGCCCATCTCGGCGACGCCGGATGCCGTGCAGGCCAACCTGGACTTCGGCGCGAATCGGCGGCTGACCGTGGCGAAGGTGGGGAACCTGGTGGGCATCGAAGGCGACTTCCTTGTCGCCACCGTGCGCTCGGTCGGTGCGGCCACCATCACCGACGGCAAGCTGACCCTCGGGTATCGCAAGTTCCCGCTCCAGGGCGAGTCCGGTCCCGACGTGGCTACCGGGCTCACTGCGGCGCAAGTCGTCTAAAGGAGGCAGTATGCCAAAGGGCAGAAAAGCAGGATCGAACCTGGCGCGACCCGATGACGGGGGTGCGCCCAATACCCTGCGGACGGGTCGGGACATGGCCTCGGAGAACGCCGGCCAGTCGGGACCGAACCGCGGCACCAACACCGGGTCACCAACGCCAGGCGGCGTGAACGGCTCGGCGAAAGCGGGCGCACGCCAGCGCGGGGGCTCGAAGAGCTCAGCTCCCGGTGGGCGGAAGGGCCCAGTGACCATTCCAGGCGCAGGACGCGGAGCCCAGACGATCTCGGGCGTGGCCGTGGCCGGCGTCGCCAAGAAGGGGGGATAACGTGGGTCTTCAGAAATCACCGAGGCGTTCGGAGATGTCGACCGGGGGCCTGAATCGCACGAAGATGGCCGGCGCGTCGCAAGGCTCCGGCGGCTCGCGGCTGGAGAGCAACGTGTCCGGGCGCGAGTTCCCCGGCAAGGCGCCAAGGGCGGGCGCTGGGCCGAAGAGCCCGAGCGCGAAGAAGCCGGCACAGCAAGCGGCCACGGCGGGGCGGATCACGACGGCAGGCCAGGCGCGCGGCGGCCCGAACCAGATGAGCGATGCGGTCGCTACGACGGACTCGGGCACGAAGAGCGGACGCGGACGCGGCAAAGTCGGTGGCACGCTCGGATAGGCTCACCGACGTCTCGACGTTCTACGAGGCGCCGCCCGAGGTGATCGCGCAGTTCCGGGCCATCGACCCTCTCACCGAGCTCGTGCACGTCGGTAAGGACCGTTGGTGGCTCGGGCGCGTGGACCCAGCCACGCCGGCGAGGCTGGCCGGCGAGGTCGAGCTGCTCAGGTGCCAGCAGGAGGGCGTGATGTGGCCGACGTTGCGGAAGGCCATGCTGCAGGCGCAGGGCTTCCGGCGGGTGCTGCTCTGGGACGTGAACGCCCGCACGCACGAGTGGGAACAGCTCACCCGCATCTACAACGAGGCGAGCTGGGGCCACTGGATAGCGCAGTTCCGGCTGCAGGAGTGGGTTTATCGGCACTGGCCCAATTCGGACGCGGCGTGGAATCGGCTGATGCTGCGCCACGAGATGGGCATGATGGATACGAAGCTGAAGAAGAAGATCGCGCAGGTGCTCGACATGGTGCACGCGGACCGCAAGATCATCCTGAAGCGGGTGCGCCGTGAGAAGTTCTTCACCGGCCTGGGCGGATTGCTCAAGCGCCGAGCCAGCTAAGGAGACGACCATGGCCCCGAAGTTCGGACCTCGAAAGATCGGCCAGGCGGCGTTCGCCCGTGACCAGATCCGGCAGTCGCAGAAGAAAAAGTTCGGGCCTCGGAAGTTCGGGGCGCGCAAGGCCGCGCAGATGGCCGCCGACCTGAGTAGGGCGGAGGCCGCAGCTGACGCGGAGGCGGCGCGCACAGCACCGGTGCCTGAAGATGGTGGCGAGGCCTCCACGACGTCGGTCAAGCAGATGGCCGCGGCGCTGGCCGAGAACCACGTTTTGCTCGATGAGTTCATCGGCCTGGAGAAGGCGCGATCGGGTGGGCCACGGAAGACGGCGATCAAGCTGTTCCTGGGCACCGAGATGGCAAAGGCCGAGGACGCACGCGATGAGGTGCTCGACGAGCTCCAGGCTCTGCTGAAGTAGCCGGCCATGACGATCACGGCACTGGAAGTGATCGAGGCCGCACGCGACGAGCACATGGCGTTCTCGCCGGCGCGGACTCCCAACGCGCTGCTGCTCCGCCAGTTGCAGAGCTACAAGCGGCGGCTGTTCCAGAAAATCACGAACGTCAATTCGTCCGTGCTGCAGAATGCAGCCAGCGATGTGGCGGTCGACATCCTGACGTTCGACTTCGCGAACGGCTTCGACCTCGGGGATTACCTCTACGTGCTCCCCGATGGGGAGATCGAGCCGCAGAACGAGATCGACCCCGGCGATCGCTCGAAGTTCTGGCTCATCGGCCAGAACGCGCGGCTCTTCAGCCGGCCGGCCCTCTCCGGCTGGATTCGGGGCACGCGCCTCTTCCTGCAGGGCAGCGCCCAGGACTGGTCGGGCTTCCTGTTCCTGCACCTCTCGATCATCCCGCAGCCCACGGGCCCGACAGGCCTGGCGGATGACTTCGACCCGATGCCGGACAGTGGTCGGGACGTCCTGGTGGCCTACCTCGCACGATTCATGGCGAAGCGCGGCCACGCCGACCCGACCCTGCCGGCGATCGACTCGCGCACGTACCAGGGGGAGCACCTCCAGCGGGAGACCGAGTTTCTCACGGAGATGGGCCTCCGCAAGAAGGCGAACCGCATCAAGACGCTCGACACCTTCCCGGCGGGGCCGTAATGGCAGTTACCACGACCGGGCAGGACATCGTCAACGGTGCCCTCGCCAAGAGCTCGAAGAACGAACCGGGCAACTTCTCGCCCGCCGAGCAGATCAAGCGGGTGAACGATCGGCTGAGCGGCCTGTTCGAGGTCGCTGCGCGGGTGAATCCGGGCTTCTTCGCCGAGATCGCCAACGTCGCCGAGGCGGCGGGCACCTGGCCGCGGCCGGAGAGCGCGCTCAGCGTGGAGCGCCTGGAGCAGAACAGCGACGGCGCCGAGGTGGTGGTGGTCCCGTTCGACGACCGCCAGGCGGAGCCCTCCAAGCTCAGCGTGTACGAGTGGGCCCACGTCTTCACGGCCGTGACCAACAGCGCCGGCACGCCCGCGGGCTCCTTGGACTTCTACAACGCGCGCCGGCCGGTGCTCATCACGAACCTGACGCCGGACACCCTGGACCCGCTGTGGCGCGAGGACTTCAACGAGCTCATGCACCTGGAAGTGGCCATCGAGTTCGCCAACAAGGACGGCCGGCAGGGTGAGGAGACGCCGGCCCTCATCGCTGATCGGAACGACTGGCTCACCCGCTACGTGGGCTTCCTCCAGCACGCCACGGGCAACGTCCGCCGGCGGTTCGGCAACAAGAAAGTGATAAACATCGAGGAGCTCATCCCCTTGCTGGCGGGAGGCCGCGGATGACCTACGAAGACGTCGTGATCGCCACGCTCGCCCGCACGCTGGAGTGGGATGCGGAGTTCCCGTCAACCCGCTTGCCCATGTTTCGTCGCATCGGCATCCGGCAGCAGCAGCTCTTCTGCCTCGCCTCGAAGAGCAACCCGGACTACTACGGCCGGTGTGCGACGGGCGACATCGACGCCAACGGGTGCCTCGACCTGCGGGACCTGGCCACCGCCGTCGCGCCCGTCGATCAAGCCGCCGGCGTCCAGTACATCGAGATCAACGATCCCGGCACGGGCGTCCACCCCACGGGCACCGAGGTCCACATCATCAGCATCGGCGACCAGGCCGCCGACATCGCACCGCGCGCGACCCTGCGCGACTTCATCATCCGGGGCATTGACCTGGACCTGGAGGGCGTGATCTCGCTGGACGTCTACTACCCGCGCGTGCCTGACATGCCGCTGGTGGGCGAGGACGGCACGACCGTCCTGGAGCTGCTCGAACAGCACCAGGAGCTGCTGGTCATCGACCTCACCAAGGATCTGATCCGCAAGACGATCGACCTGAGCCCCGAGGTGAAGGCCGCCGTGAAGGGCATCCTCGACCAAGAGGAAGCCGACGCGCTGGCGAACTATCTGGAGGACATCCGCGGCTTCGCCATCGACCAGGCGCACCGCTTCAGCGAGCCCATCCCGACCGCGACGCGGTAGCCGATGCCCCTGGCCGTTGTTGCCTTCGACGACTTCACCGACACGTTCGGACAGGAGCTGGATCTCCACACGCCCGACCTCGGCATCGCCGGCTGGGAGTACGATGGCAGCTGGTTTACGCTGGGCGGAGGGCCGCCCGCCGACCCGACTCGTACCCAACGACAGTCGGGGGGTGCCGGTGCGTTTATTCGTTCCACCGCGGACGTGACGGCGGTGGTCTTCACGGGACCATTCACGATCTTTGGCCGGGCGATCAAGGGGGCGGTGGACGACACCCTGGCCAATGGGCTCTTTGGTTTTTTCATCCGTGGCAGTGGGACCGTGGGGCCCGGCAATGAATACGACGGTGAGGGCGTCTGGGTCGGCTGGCAACGTACCAGCGCGTCGTTCGCGGACATGGTCGCCATCCGGCGCCTCGCCGGTGGCGCCATCGCCGAAACGCTGAACTGGGGGAGTGTCGCCATCGGGGGCGCCACGCAGAAGCAATTCACCTGCAACGTGGCCGCCGACGGGGTGACGCTGGAGATGATCGTCGCCGACGCCTTCACGGGAGCGAGTCCCACCAATCTCGGCTTTAGGGTGCTCAGTGCCGACATCCGGGACGCCGACCATCGGCGTATCGGGCTCTCGAACGCCATCGTCGGCTCTGGCGTGAGCGACTTCTACATCTACCAGCTGCTCCAGGATGCGCAGCTCTTGAATCCCTGGAGCGAGTGCGACCCCTGTGCCGGGCCCACGACCTGGGCGGACTCCAGCTGTCCGCCGGAGCCGGCCGCCGCGTTTGACGCCGGATTTGAAGATGGAGGGTTCCAATAATGGCAGAACAAGAACGCACGATCGCCAACCTGGCCGCGCTGCTGGCCGACAACGTCACGGGGGACATCTCACCCCAAGAGGTCCGCGACCTCATGGCGTCCGCCATGGGCGGCTACGCGGGGCTGCTGCAGACCGTTGCGGGCGGGCCCGATACCATCGTCGGTGTGGGCGCGACGCCGGTGCTCATCGACGTGTTCGACGTGGTCTCCAGTCAGTCGATCGACGTCAACCTGGTCGGCGCCCAGGCCAGCCTGGCCAACAGCCAGCTGACGGTCGGCGTGGACGGCTTCTACCTGCTGAGCTTCTTCGCGTCGTTCAATCTCGGCTCCAACAACAAGACCGCGAAATTCATCGCGTTCCTCAACGCCGTCGCCACCGATCTGGAGTTCGATGTGTTCGTGTCGAATGGCTCCGACATCGGCGCGGTGGCGCTCTCGCATGTGTTCGCGCTCACGGCCGCCGACCTCATCGACTTCCGGGTTGCGATCGAGACGCCGAGTGCCGATGTGATCTTCACGAGCTGCGGGCTCTCCATGCACCGGGTCGGCTGAATGGGCCGGCTTGAACGGCAGAAGCTGCCGATCCCCTTCGGCGAGGGCCTCGATCGAGCGACGGGCGTCACCAAGCTGCAGGCCACCCAGTTCGAGGATCTCCGCAACGTCCTGCTGTTCGAGGGGAAGGCGGAGATCCGCAAGGGCTACGAGCGGCGCTCCACGCTGACGGACAACGTCCCCGCGGCGCTCGATCGCGTGCTCGGGTTGCACTCCCTGCGCTCGGAGTCGGCCGGGATGGCCGTCGGGTTCGATGACACCAGCAAGGAGGCCTTCCTCAACTTCCTGAGCTTGGACGGGGTGACGGTGACGCCGGTCGCGAGTGGCGATCCGAATGGCCGGCTGTTCCTGCTCGATGGCGGTGCGCAGTTCGATCCGCCGAGCGTGCACATGGTCGACACGTTCAACCGGATGTTCATCGCGCACGATGAGCCGGTCCTCACGTCGCGCAACGCCACGAGGGTCTGGAGCGGCCTGACCTCCCCCGAGATCATTGACCTGGAGGCGGATCTCGACGATGACGGCACGGAGGCGCCCGTCAAGTTCCGGGGCGTCACCCGTCACCTCTCCTACCTGGTAGGCTGGGGCTACGGCACCGACGCCGATCCCGATCGGCCGGACGTGGTGCGCGTCTCGCTGGCGGGAGATCCCACGCTCTTCGATCCGCGCCACTTCTTCCACGCCGGCCAACGGTCTGAGCCGGTGATGGTGTGCCGCACCGCCGGCAACCTGCTGCTCGTGTTCAAGGAGACCGAGACCTTCGAGATCTTCGGCTACTCCCCCGAGACGTTCGGCATCCGGCCGGCCGATACGCTCTTCGGCTGCATCGGCTCGCGCCTGGCCGTTACGGTGGCCGGGGCGGTGTTCTTCTGGAGCACGCAGGGCCCCCGGATGTCCGCCGGTGGGGAGTCGATCGACCTGGCGATCCCGCTCGACATCGGCGGCCCGGACCCGGCGACGCTGGTGGCGGAGAGCGAGCCCCAGGAGGCCTTCGCCGTCTACAGCGCCACCGATCGCGTGGTCATGTTCGTCTGGGGCCGGCGCGTTTACGCGCTCTCGATCCGCCAGCCCAACCGGCTGCGCTGGAGCTATTACGAGCTCGGCGCCAACGCGGAGCCGTTCTCTGGCGGCTCCTTCTTCCCGACCAGTGTGACGTCGGGCGGCGGCGTGGCGCCCGTGGGCTGGCCGTTGGTGGGCGGCGCGAACGATGGCATGGGTGGTGGCGTCGTGGGGCCACCGCCGGCGTTGCCGATCCCCACCGACACGACCATCGAGTTCGAGATCTTCAACACCGGCGGCGGTGGGCTCGGCACCAACGAGGTGCTGGAGGTGCACGTCAAGGATGTGGACGGCACCGGCGGCTGGATCAAGAAGCCCGACATCTCTCTGGCGCCGGCGCGTGCGGCGGGCGGGCCGAACTTCGAGCAGACCGTGACCGTTACGGGGCTGAAGCCGGCGCAAGAGTACGAGGTCTCGATGCGCTACCGTGGCGGTGGCGCCTTCACGCCCGGATTCGGCAGCGGCGATCCCGACACCTGGAATGACCCGGCGTGCCCGGCCTGCCCGGACAATCCGCCCGCTTACGTGCCGGGCCTCTTCACCACCGTCTCGGCGCCGATCCTCCCCAGTCGCGGTGGCAACAACGAGGGCAAGTGGGAGCGCGTCAACGCCAGCGTCGAGACCATCCGTGTCCCGATCACCATCCCGGCAGACCACGAGCTCCTGGTGATGGAGGTCGAAATCCAGCGGTTCACGATCGGTGACACCGCTGTGCAGGACATCGGCGGCACCGGTATGGGCCCGCCCGACACGGCGAACCAGTCTCAGGGGCCCTTCGCGGTGATCGAGCCGGCGCTGGCGGCGGCCTCGACGTCATACCTCGACAGCTCCCCGGTGCCCGAACAGCTGCACAGCTACAGAATGCGGTTCCTGGCGCCGGGCAACGCGCCCGATGGCCCGTTCAGTAACATCCTGCCCTGCCATGCCGGGCCCGATCCGCCCACGGCGTTCACCGCCGATTGCTCGGGTGGGGCGTTCTCCGTCATTACTTCGTGGGCCAACACGGCCACGCCGGTGGCGAGCGATCCCAACTTCCCGCGGGTGTGTCCGCCACCGACCGCAGCGCCCGATGCTGTGCCCCTTGGGCACCTCACGGAGACGTGGTTTGCCAACAAGACCCAGGCGCCGACGACCTGGCTCCCCAATCCCGGCGACCCTGCTGGGGTGTGGGCCACCGGCGGCAGCATCTTTCCGATCGGTGGGATGACCGCGGACCTGATCCGCGCAGCGGTGCGTCACCGGGTGGAGTGCTCGCCGGGGATCTTCGACTACTCGCGGTGGTCAGGCCACGACGCCTGCAACATTTTCGGGCCATAAGCTTATGCCAGGCACGCCGATACCCAACCTGTTCCTCGGACGCAAAGACACGTCGGCAGACGTGTGGATCTGGGGCACTGGGGCCACTGATGGCGCCGGGCCCTCGCAGGTGCCACCGGGCGACGACATCGTGCAGCTCGCCAAGACGGCGCGCTTCTTCCCGGCCGGCTTCCAGGGCGAGGGGATCTTCACGCAATTCTGGGTGGGCTTCACGTCTGACATGGACGCGCTCACGGTGCAGTTCACGCCGATCGTCGACGATGTGGTCTACGACGGCACCGGTGGCAACCCCGACCTGCGGCAGACGGTGGCCATCGCGGAGGTGATCGGCACGCGCCGCACCTTCAAGTTCAACTTCTCGCTTGCCCTGCCCTTCGACGACGGCGCCGATCCCGACGCGCTGCGTACCTCTCTGCGCGGTAGCTGGTTTCAGCTGCAGGTGGATACTGTAGGGGGCCTGGGGGTGGGCGACTTCATCATCGACGCGCCAGAGATCGAGTTCGAGATCGTGCGCGAGTCCACAGCGGCGGAGTGACCTATGGGATTCTCACGAACTTTCGAGGCGAACGTCAGTCGTTCCCAGCGCGCCCTCCAGGAGCAGGAACGGCTGGGCGGGCTGGCACAGAACGAGTTCTTCCAGCGATCGCTCGGGTTCGACGCGCAGTCGGCGGCCGAGGAGTCGGCTCGGGGCATCGTCGGCGGGCTGAGGCCCCAGCTTCAGCAGAACCTGGAGTTCGCGCGCGGCCAGGCGGTGGGCGGGGGCCGGCTCGATACCGGCTTCTTCGACATCGACCGGGGTCGCATCTTCGAGGACTTCAACGACCGGGTCGCCAACGCGGTGGCGCGCAATGCGTTGCAGGCCCAGCAGCTCAACCTCCAGAACATCGGCCAGATCGGCACCTTCGGCGAATCCACGCAGAACCGCTTCGTCAACCTGCTGGGCGGCTCGCTCGATCGGGCGACGGCGGAGGAGAACGCGCGCCGGCAGGGCGGCGGGCTCTTCGGCAAGCTGCTCGGTGGTGCCGCCGGCCTCGCGACGGGCATCGCCACCGGCAATCCGTTCGCCGGACTCGGTGTCGGCCAGGCAGTGAGCGGCGCGTTCGGCGGTGGTGGTGGTGGCAACAGCTTCCAGATCCCCCAGGACGCCTCCAGCGCGTTCGGTGGCCGGGACCGGTTCGAGGACAAGCGGTCCAAAGCTGACAAGAGGTTCGGCTAATGGGCGTCCCGTTCCGGCCGAGCGTGGTGCCCATAGCGGGCCCACAGTTCGGCGACACGTTCAGCCGCGCGCTTGAAGGCGCGTTCGGCTTCGTCCAGGACGTCGCCGAGGCGCGGCGCAGGGGCGCGGAGTTCGAGACGGAACAGCGTCAGGCAGAGTTGCGCAATCGGGCACTGGAGCAGGAGCTCGGCATTCGCGGCCGGCAGGCACGGCTCGACATCCTGAGAGATCCGACGCAGATCACCGCGGGTGAACGGAAGAGACGCCTGGCGGAGTTCGACGCCGAGCAGACCGGAGGGGACCAGGCGGCAGCGCCCCCTGGCCCGACGCCCCCCTCCCCCGCGCTCGAAGCCGCACTCGAATCGGCACGCGGCCAGGTGAGGGGTGACCGGCCCCCCGCGCCGGGAGAGGAGCCCGGTCGGCCCGTCACGCCGCCCGGTGGGGTGACGCCCGGTGGGCCGGAGGAGGCCGCCGGCTTCCAGCCTCCACCGTTCATCCGCCAACCGGAGCAGGTCTTCGCGCCGGGAGGGCAAGCGGTGCGGCTGCCCGACATCGGCGTGAGCGCCCAGGCGCCGGAAGCCCAGGTGGGGGTGCCGGACGCGGCGCCGCCGACGGTGCCGGACGCGCTGGCTGATGCGTTGGCGCCACAGCAGCCCAAGATCCCCCGGCCCCAGCTCCAGCAGTTCGGGGCAGATCCCCAGCTCGGGCCCCTGTTCTTTGATCCACGGGGCGGGCAGCGCGAGGCCTTCGCCGCCGGCTCGTTCGCGGCCGAGGAGACCGCGGACCTCCTGGAGCGTGCAGCCCGACAGCAGGAGCTGCAGGGCAACCAGCGGATGGGCGACTCCATCCGGGAGCTCATTCCGCAGGCGGTGGCCGCCATCTCGGCGGGCAACCCGCCCAACGACGTGGTGCAGGGGATCTTCCAGCAAGCGGAGGAGGGCGTGGAGGGACGCGCCGAGGAGCGGTTCCTGACCGGCGAGCTCGAAGAGCTGGGCGAGGGCGAGACGACTACTTCACCCGGCTTCCAGGCGATGTCCTTGGAGGATCGGGTCGCCGAGCTCCGCGCACGGCGCAACCAGCTGGTGCAGTTGGCCGCGGTGGACGTGCGCGCGGAACGCCAGGAGACGGCTGCTCAGCGACGCGCCGACGCGACGCTGACGCAGCAGATCGTTCAGGGGCTCCGCGCGGACACACGCGACCTGGTGGATGCCGCGAACGGCTTCAGCTCGATGCAGCAGGGGTTCAATCAGCTCCGGGAGGGCAACCCGGCGGGCGGCTTCAGCTTGCTGAGCGGCTTCGCGCGGGTGAACGATCCGGGCTCGGTGGTGCGGGGCGAGGAGCTCCGGGCGGTCGAGGCGCTGGGCGCGTTCGATCAGCGGATCAAGACGGCGCTCAACAAGGCGCGGGATGGCACACTGGACATCGAGCTGGCCGGGCAGATCCTGGCCATGGGGCGCGCGCTCATGGAGGAGCGGTCCCTGACGTTCCAGGAGTTCCGCAACGCGGCGATCCAGCGTGGGTCGATTCAGGGCCTGGACCCGGAGGACATCAGCGGCGCGCTTGGCCCTGGTCCGTTCGAGCGGTTCAGCAACGAAGCAGCGGCGGCGGCTGATGCCGAGACGGTGCGGGAGCTCCTGGGCGATGACGCCTTCCCGCCCCCGCCGACTCGCAACCCTGGCCGAGGGCGACAGTAATGGACCCAGAACAACTTCGCCGACTCATGCAGCGGGCCACCGAGGCCTTGCGTCGGGGCGCGACCGCCCACGAGGTCGACAACTTCATTCGTGATGAGTCTGCCGGGCTGTTCACCAGCGCGGCGGCGTTGCGCCAGTCCCCCGACGTGCGGGATCTGGCCTTCACCGAGGGACAGGCGGGGCGTGAGGCGGAAAAGGTTCGACTGCGCGACGTGTTCCGCTCCGCGGCACAGGGCGCCACGTTCGGCTTCGCCGATGAGCTCGCCGGCGTCGGCGCTGCGTTGGTTCCTGGCGGGCGCAACTTCGCCGAGGCCACCGAGGCGGTCCGCGCAAACGAAGAGCGGTTCCGTGCGGCGCACCCGCGGATCGCGCTGATGTCGGAGATCGGCGGAGCGGTCGCCACGTCGTTCCTGGGTGGGGCGGCCATCGCGCGCGCCGGCACTCGGGGCGCTCGCGGCCTGACGTCGGCGGCGCGGGCGAAGTCCCCCCAGACGGGCTTCCTGCCGGGGATCGCTCGTGGGGCGGCGGCGGGCGGCGTCGAGGGCGCCGTGGAGTCCGTCGGTCGGGCCGAGGGCGGACTGCTGGATCGGGCGGGGCCGGGTGGTGTGGGTGGGCTGGTGGGCGGTGTGGTCGGTGGCGCCCTGCCGGCGGTCGGGACCGGGATTCGGACGGCCCGGCGAATCGGCGCGGCGAACTTCCGGCCCGAGCAACGGGTCGTGGAGATCGCGGACAGAGAGCTCGCTGGGGCGTTGGGATCACGGCCCGGCGGCTTCGCTGCGGCGCGTCGCGCGCTCACGGAGATCGAGTCCGCGCGACCGGGCCAGTCGACGCTGGCGGATATTTCCCCGGAGACCCAGAGCCTGCTGGATACGGCGGTGAGCGCCAGCCCCCAGGCTCGCGAGGTGGCCGGCGAGCAATTCGCTCGACGGCAAGCGGGGCAGGCAAGGCGCCTGATTCGCGATCTCGAACAGGCTTCTGGAGGGCCACCCAACGTCAAGGTGGCGCTCGAAGAGGTGACGCAAGAGCTCCAAGATCTCGGTGCTGAGGTCTACGAGCCGCTGCGGCGCCAGTTCCGCGACTTGCTCCAACAGGGCCAGAACCCACAGGCGGTGGATGCGCTCAAGGCCTTCCTCGAACGGCCACGAGTCGCGCGCGCCTTCCGCGCGATCGACGCGATCGAGCAGATGGTCGACCCGAACCGTCTGCCGCCAACCTTCGACGAGCTCCAGCGCGTGCGCAAAACGCTGGGGCGCGCGGCCGATCGGCTGCGCCGCAACGACCCCCAAGGAGCGCGCTCCTTCCGCCTGGCGGCTCGGGAGATGACCGAGCTGATGGAGAAGGCCATCCCCGGCTTCAAGGAGGCCAACCGCCGGTATGCCAGCCTGGCCACCGTGCGGGATGCCCTCGAAGCGGCGCCGCGGGCCTGGCGCGACTCCACGGAGCAGATCGCCGAACAGCTGGCGTTCTTCCAGCGCCGGGGCGGGGACCGGGCGGCGAACAACTTCCGCCTGGCGATGCTCGACGGGCTGATCGACGACATCCGCGGCATCGCGTCCAATCGGCAGTCGCAGCGGCGCTTCACCGCGCCCACGCTCGACTTCGGTGACAACATGAAGCTGCTGTTCCCCGACGATGACACGCTCCAGGAGATCCTGCGCCGGGCGGAGATCGAGAACGTGTTCTCGAAGACGGCCCAGGCGGGCGGCGGCAGCGACACGGCACGCCGGCTGGCCGCCTTCGGCGACCTGGTGGGCGGCGCGGACTTCGCCGGGGCGCTCGCCACGGGCGGCGCTCGTGGTGGCGTCACGGGGTTCGCTGGCGCGGCACTGGGCGAGGCGCAGAAGGCGGTGCTGAAGGCAGAGCGCGGGCTGTTGCCGCAGGTGGGCGAGCGGATCGGCGAGGCGCTCACCTTGAGGGAGCGCGGGAGCATGTTGGTTCTGCTGCGCCGGCTGGAGCTCCAGCAGGTCAATCTGATGAAGAAGCTCGATCGCAGACGGGTCGGGGAGGCTTTCGTCGGCGGCTTCTTCGGCCGAGAAGCCGCTGCGGTGGCCACGGGACGGGAGACGCGCCTCGGGGCGCTGATCCGCGGGTAGATGGGCACCTCCGTCCGGCCACTCGATCCTCGCGAGGCGTTCTCTCGCCTGGCGCGCACGGGCGGGCGCTCGCTCGGCCAGGTGGGTCTCGGCATCGGCGAGAGTGCGTTCGCCACGGCCGAGGGCCTCACCAACCTCATCCAGCGGTTCGGTCCCGAGGTCTTGTCCAACTTCATCGCCAACGAGCTGGAGCCGATCGTGGAACGCGGCGACGATCTCGTTCGGGGGGCCCTGCCACCGCAAGGCCTGGGCGAGGTGGGGCTACGGCTCGGCGGCCGGCTGGCCGGCGACGTGGTGCAGATGCTGGCCTCTGGTGGGCCGGCACGCGCTGGGGTGCGAGCCCTCGGTGGCGGGCGGGTAGCCGCCGGCCTGGTGGGCTCGCTGCCACTGGCCACGGTCCAGGCCTCCGCCGGGCCCGAGGAATCGACGGTGGGCTCGCTGGGCGCGCTGCTGGAGCGGGCCGGGCGCGAGGGGCCGGTCTCGCGGGGTCTCTCAGCTCTCGCGGAGGACCCGGACGCGCGGGTGGCCACGGAGGTCGGCATCGACCTGCTGACCGGCGCGCTCACGGAGGCGGCGGCGGCTGGGTTGCGGCGGGCCCGAGGTCCGCGTGTGCCGCGGGATGTGGGTGGGGGGTCTCCCCTGCTCCCCCGAGGACGCGGAACGTCGCCAGGCGTCGCGCTGGGCGCCAACAGGACCACCACAGACCTCGCCCGCAACGTGCCCGACGAGGGAGACCTCTTCTCGATGATCGGCCGGTCCGATCGGCTGGGCGAGGCGGCCTTCACCGGCCGCGGCGGGATCATTCCACAGGAGTCGATCTCGGAGCGGTTGATCCAGGGCACGGGCGGTCTCACCGCACGGCAACGGGTGGACCTGACCCGGAAGGTGCGGATGCGGGTCTTCCCGGCGATCGAGGAGATCATGGGCGAGTCGGCGGTGCGGAGCGGATTCGACACTCCGGCGGTGGCGCGCACGAGCGAGGGCCTTGGTGTGTTCGAGGGCGCGATCAACCCCAACACGATCTACAACCTGGGGGACGTGCCGGCCCAGCTGATCGAACAGCGCGCGGCAGCCCACGGGATCGTCGAGGGACAGAACGCGGCGGTCTGGTTCCGGCTGATCGGCGACGACGCCGTCAACCCGGTGAACCCTGGCCGGGCCTATGTGATCGCGGGCCCCAACGGCAGCAACCTGGACCCGGCGGACTTCCGCGAGCTCCACCAGATCACGAGCACCGATCCATCGTTCGCTCCGCTCTCCGCTGGCTCGACGTTCTTTGAGGGGCGGGCGATCTATCGTAACTTCAGTGACGTCTCGGAACAGGATTACGCGGCCCTGGTCCGAGAGGCGGCCGACCGGATGCGCCGGGAGGTCGACCTCGAATTGGTCCGCGTGGAAGGGAACCTGCTCGATGGCCCTACGGCGTATCGGGCCGCCTTCGCTGGAGACCAAGAGGCGCTTGAGCGGCTCCTTCGTTTACACGAGCGTGAGGTCCGACCGATCTTCGGAAGCGTTGGAGCCTCCCTCGGCGATCCCAACGTCGCCCAGCAATCGCGGCAGTTCATCGACGAGATCAGGCGGGGAGCTCGGGAGGCCGATCGTGCCCGATCCGAAGTCCTCCCCGAGCTCGTTCTCGCCGGAGCCTTAGCCGGCGGGGCCGCCGCTGCGGCTCCACGACGCAGTGAAGGCGAGGACATTGCCATGGCGTCCACCCTCGGCGCCCTGGCCGGGCTCTCGCCCCCACGGAAGGCGCTGCCGGAGCACCTCGCCTCGGTGAACGGGGAGGTCGACGCGCGGCCCGGACCCAACCGCGACGTGTCCGGTATCGGCTACGTGGCGAAGTACCTGCGGCCCGAGGACGCGGTGAACTTCCGCCAGTCCACCGCGCGCCGATTCATGGACCTCATCGAGGCGCTGCCATCGGTGGGCGAGGTGAACCAGGCGGCTGCCTCGGCCGTGGCGAACACGAACTGGTTCAAGCAGGTTGCGGAGGTGGCCACGGAGATCTTCGGGCCGGACGCCACGCGGTTCGTCTCGTTGCTCACGGTGGTCAACCCCATCCAGCCGGTAAAGCAGAACGTCGTGAACACCCTGAACATTTACAACGCATGGGTGCGGGCGGGCCGGCCGGTGGACGCCGAGTCGGTGTTCACGATCATTCGCAACAGTGTCCCGTCCGATGAGATCGCGAGCCCAAGGCCCTCGGCGCGCGGGCTGGTGCAGCGGGCGCGCGAGGAGTTCGGCTTCACGGAGCTCGACCCCCGCGCCGGCGAGCACATCCTGCGGGAGCAGCTGCTCGATCTCCCCCTTCGTGAACGGCGGGCCCTGGAGGCGGTCGAGCCGTGGGCGGACAACGCCGTCGAGGTGTTGATCGGCGGCGACCCGGTGGGCTTCGCCAAGAGCGAGCCGAACGCCACGCAGTTCGCCCTCAACCTGATCGAGGAAACGTCCAACTCGACGCTGAAGACCTGGCTGGCCAAGCTGTCCGCTTGGGCTGAGAGGCTGTTCGGGGGAGGCGGTGCCAGCCAGCCCAAGGATCTGCCGCCCGAGGTGGCCGCGCGCGCCGGCGCGGATCAGATGGCCGACCAGCTCACCCGCCTGACCGGCGTGCAGTGGACCCCCGAGGAAACACAGGAGACGCTATGGGGCATGGCCTACGCGCTGGGGGAAGAGACCCCCAACAACTTCCACGACTTCAGGAGTCTGCTGAATGAGCCAGCCTATAAGGAGATCCTCATTCGAGGTAACGCTGCTCCTCCAGGACGTGCTCGACCGTCAGGGGCAGTCGTCGCCCGAGCTGCAAGCGAAGCAGAAGCTGTTGCTCGACGCGCTGAGCAACGATCAAGTTTCCAACGGGTTGAGGGCGGCGCTTTCCGAACAGCTTGAGGGCCTCCGGTGAAGGAGGCCCCCCAGCCCCTACGCCTTCACCGGCTTACCGCTGAGCCCGGTCTTCTCTGAGCGGGCCCGCGCGATCAGGTCGGCGTACTTCTCTCGCTCGGCCACCGAGGCCTTGCGCCTGATGGCCCGATGCTTCGAGTACATCACCAGCCTGTAGCGGCGCTTGCCGTAGAGCACCGGCCGGTGACCCAGGCTCATCGTCTTCGGGCTCGGGTTCGCGAAGTCGATGTAGCCTCCATGCTGCACCGTGGCTTGCTCGGTCCATCTGCTGCACACGCTGCAGCGCCGTTCCATTATCACCTGCGGAACGATCAGGTCGTAGTTCTTCTTAGCCATGAGAGACCTCCTCGGTTGATGTGAAAACACATGGCCTGTATATGAAATATAACTTTCGTGTTTTCGGAATTTCGGAAATCTATGCGGCAACGAAAAAACCCCCCGCGGATTTCCTACAGATCCACGGGGGGTTGACACGGTTTTTGCGTTTTCGTCTATCTAAGCACTGAGCTCGGGTAAATGAGCGCGCGGTGGCAGAGCTCACACACCAGGTGCCGAGCCCATCGACGCATCCTCCGCACGGGCCAATCGGTCCGGCACCGCCAACAGCACGCGGTGGCGCTCAACTGGCCTGCTCCTCGATCACGTCCAGCTTGAACGTCGTGAAGCTGAACCGCACCTCGGCCTTGCAGCCGATGTGTTCCTTGCAGTGCGCGCACTCCACCTCGAAGTGCCGGCGCTGGATGTGGTTCGGCGTCAGCTGGTGGACGGGCAGGATCTCGCCCGGCATCCAGTTACCGCAGTGCGGGCACACGATGTCGTGCTGCGCGTCGCAGTCGCCAAACTCCGGCATCCCGGCCGCAATGCGCTCGCGCCGCGCCGTGCGCTTCAGGTTCTCCAGGTGCTGAGCAGCCCGCTCGCGCATGTCCGTGCTGATCTTCGCCCGACGGATCTCGTCGGGGAGCTGCTCGTCAGGAATGTGCGGCCAGGCCTTCCGTCCAGCCTCGATCTCTTCGGCCGTGACTTCGGGTATCATAATCCGCTCCTTCCGTTTCATGTGAAACACCTACCAGTGCCCAACCAACGCCGGCATGGTGACGATGCCGTGGATGTCGATCCACTCGATGGCGGTGTTCACGCCGCCGACGATCACCTCTTCGTTGTAGCTGCGCACCATCTCGTGAAACTTGATCTGTCCCGGTGTCGGTCTCTTCCTCGACTTCCAGCTCTTCACTTCGTGCCACCAGGTGATGATCGAGTCCGGGTCGTTCCGCCTGAAATAGCAACGGAGGTCAGGAATCCCGATCGTCATCCCGGCCGGCTTCTGGGGCTGCGACGTCTTCACCACGTCGATGCCCACCTGCCGGTACAGCGACATCACCATCGCCTCGATCTTCTTCTCGCTCAGCCGGTGGGGGTCGCCGAGGTCCCACAGGTAGAGCGGTTTCTTACCCGCTGCGACCGCCACGGAGCCACCTCAAGAGTAGGTATGCAGCCCAATGCGGCTCACACCACCACGACCCTACGCGAAACTTGTACGCCCGTCCATCGCAATACCGGCACGCGAAATGTGCATCATTCGGGTTCATTTGTCTCCCCCCCGCCGGCCAGCTGGCGCTCAACGCGCTCCAGCCTGGAGAGGAGCAGCTGCCGGAGCTCGGGCAGGAAGGCGCCCGTGAACTCCGCCTCGACCTTCTCGGTGAGGCGCAGGAGGTACTCGCCGATGACTTCTTCGCTCCGCAGCGTCTCGATCACGGCGTTGGCGATGATCTTGTCGCGCTGGCGGACGATCTCCTCCAGCACGTTGAGGCGCGTCGTGAGCTCGGTGAGCCATTCTTCGTGGGATAGGGGTTCGGAGCTGGTCAAAACGGTGGTCCTTCCTGGTCTGCGGTGGGCTCAGGGTCTTCTTCGGTTGGACGCTTCAGCACGGGCTCGCCGTCGGGCGCCTCACCCTTGCGGCGCGGGCGCGTGCGTTCGAGGAATGCGCGGCACTCCTGGTCTTCGGCCGGCTGGCAGGCCGGGCAGGTGCGCCACCACCACGGGTCTTCGCGCCCATCTCGCAATGCGATGTCGAGGAAGAGCTGGGGGACCTTGCCGTCCCAGAACTGGCTGCACCGTTTGCAGCGGCACTTGGCCGGCTTCAGCTCCCATGCCTGCACGATCTCGCTGTCACCTACCCAGACTGTGGCGTCCATCCTTTGCCCTCCAACTTTGCGAGTATGGCCTGGACCTTCTTCGGCGATCGCTGGCCGGCGTCGCGCAGCTTCTCGATCGTGCCGGCCCCATCGCGTGCCTTGAAGATGTTCTCGAAGTCGCGAAACTGCCGGCCGTCCGACGGGTTGTGGTCCGGGTGGTGGAAGGCGCCCTCAATGGCATAGAGGCAATCGCCCAGCCCGTAGATCTTCAGCCATCGGTTGGCGCGCGCTTTCCGATCGCTCGTGAAAATCACCACCTTGTCGTTCTTCCCCGAGCGGTATTGCCAGAAGGAGAACAGCGTGCGGCCCTCCCACAGGAGCCGCTGGTCCGAGAAGTCTTCGGCTCCCGCGGCGCTGATGGCTTGGGCAACCCAGGTGCCCGTCTCCCGGACCGCCGGCAAATTCCTCGACAAGGTTTTAGGTGTATCTGCTTCTGCCTCTGCATCTCCCTCTGCATTGGTTGACTTTGTAGACGGTTGTTGACCGTCAACACCCGCTCGGCGGGCTCGTGACTCCTGCTGCTTGATCCGCAGGTATTCACGCCGCTCCTCGGCATCACGGATCTTGCGGTATTGCATGTAGTTGACGACGCGGTACAGGAAGGGCCCCTCGGCTACCAGCCGGCGCCCCTCTTCCTCGGGCGAGCGGCTGCTCGGGTCGGGGGCGCACAGGTAGTCGATCGCCTCCTGGACTTCGGTGTCGGCCCCACCGAGCTGCACCGCGGTGAGCCTGGGGTTGATCTCGACGAAGCCGTCGCGGCTGCAGTTCGCCAGGATGTAGCCCCAGACTGCAAAGACGTGCATCCCGGCTCCGAGCATCGAACCGGTGTACATCGAGGCGTAGGCCTTCCCGAACACAGGGCTCCCTCCCGTGTGGAGACGTGCACAACATGTGGAGAAGGTGTTGACAACTGTTGACCGTCAACACCTTCGCCCACTATTGGGGATTGTCCAGCGTGTGTCAACCCTCGGCGTCTTTGTCCTGCGCCTGCCGCTTGCGCTCCTCCTCCAGCTGCATCTTGAGCTCTTCCTGCCGGTGCTGGGTTTCCTGGTCGATCTTCTCCTCCAGCACCGTCTGCTCCTCACCATCCATCGGCCGGGTGATCTTGCCGGTGTCGGCGCGGCTGTCAATCTCCAGCAGGTCGCCGAGGCGCACGCTGGTGATCGGGATGCGCTTGTCGATCAGGAAGCGGATGCAGGTCTTCATGGCCATGCGGTCCCACCACTGCCGCCACGGGGCCTGGTCCTTCATCTTCGAGCTCGCGCGGATGCGCTCGATCTCGATGCGGTTCATCACATGGAAGAGCGGCGCGGGGGCGCCAGGGAGCCACGCGATCGCGTAGGCGTAGAGGATCTCCTGGGTGTTGCCCCGGTCGATCGAGTAGTCCGGCTCGTGCACCAGGGACATCGCCGAGCCCTTCTTCACCTCGAAGACGTCTTCGGCGAAGACCAGATCCGCGTCGATCATGCTCACGGCGCCTGAGCGCATCGCTCCGGTGATAAACCCCCGGTTGTCGACGATCAGGGTGCAGTGGCGCTTGAAGGGCACCAGGTGGGCTTCACGGCCCAACAACAGCCCGAGGCGTGCCGCGTCATACACGGCATTCATCACGCTGTGCGGGTGGCACTCCGCGAGCGAATCGTTCCGCATCACCTCGAAGCGGGCGATGCTGATGAGCTGCGCCCCGGTCAGCCCGGAGGCCTGGGGCAGCATCTCGTCGAGGGCGGTCTCGCGCGCCCGCAGCATGTCGATCGCGGTGAGCTCTTTCCCCCTGATCGGGGTGGTGGCCATGTTGGACATCTTCACTCCTCGCTGATGTGGTAAATGCGTAGATCCTCGCTTGGCTTCCCTCGCTTCAGGAGCCCGTCAAGGTCTACTCGCAATTCTGCCGCTGCCTGCTGCAGCAGCGTCAGCACTCCAGGATACTCGGGTTCAATCTCTGCGGCCCACGCAGCCAATTTAAGCGGGTCGACCAGCCCCGCGGCCTCGACCACGTCCTTCTTCAGTGCCAGGTTGCCCTGGCGCTTCTTGAAGTAGACGCGCGCGCCGGCCCCCTCGAAGACGCCGTGGCGCTCGCAGAGATCCTTGATCTCCTGCCGGGCCAGGTCGTAGAGCGCCTGGGCTTCGTCGCGCATCGCGCGCCGGCTGGCCTCCGTTTCGATCGCGTCCTTCCAGGCGGTGTCGTGGCGGTCTTCGACCAGCCCCTCGACCTTGGGGAGCTCGATGTTCCACTGCAGCTCTTTGGGGTTGGGTGGCTTGCGCGGTACGACGTGGTCGTACCAGAAGGCCTCGCACATCTGGACGATCTCGCGCTGGACCTCGGCGTTGGCCGTGAGCACGACCGAGGCGAAGCGGAACGTGTCCGGGTGGAGGATGGCCACCGCGGCCCACGGCTTCCCGCACAGCTGCATGTAATGCTGGCATTGGAGCTGGTAGTCGGCGCTGATGCCGCGCTCCTGGGTCTTCTTCAGGACCGCGTAGGCCATCGTTTTGCATTCGAGGATGCCGCCCTGGTCGTACACGGCCTCGGTGCGCTGCTCGTCTTCGAGTGCGCGGATGAGCGAGTCCGGGTGGCCGATCATCCACTTGTGGTCACGGTGTCGGCGGAACTGCGCGCGCTTGAGCTTGCGGCCCGTGCGCTTCTTCCAGAGCTCGCGGACGATGGGCTCCAGGTAGATGCCGCGCTGCAGCACGCCCTCGGGCTCATCGGCCGGTGGGTCGGGCTCGGTCTTCTCGATGTAGACGTTCAGAATGTTGCGGCGGGGATTCACCCCCACGATGGCTCCGACGTCGCTCCCCCCAATACCGCTCTGCCGGCGGCGGAGGAACGTAGCTCGGTCGCTCATTGATCGGCCTCCTGTTGTTGAGTAAGTTAATGGCCTCGGTTGGTGTGCCGGAGTGCGCGGGCCCTGACCTCCCACCGGTGACTCTGCGGTCCACCGTGGTGCTGCTCCCGGTCAGGTGTCCGCCCTCCGTGCAACTGGCATGGCTCCCCAACGCGCCTCAGTCTTCATCCAGAACCGGAACTTCAGCCGGAACTTCTTCTTCCTGTGCTTCTTCTGGTCGATCTCCATGGTGGCGTCGCCGTTGCGGACGTGCATCCGTCCGTGGTTGGTGGTGCCGGCCCATCCGTGAAAGCGGCGGGCGCACAGCAGGCATTGGATCTTGCCGGTGCGGCCGTCGTAGTCGTAACCCCACGGTGCGTCATCCCGGAACAGAGCGATCTTCTCGGTGGTGGTGGTCATTCGGCGCCTCCAGGTTGGGGAGGCA